CAGTTTCTGCTGGTGCCGTTGGAGGTTCCTCGGGTGTGCGCTTCGCTAGGCCGAGTTTTACCATCTCATCGGCGTTGTTTTCATCATGGACAAAGTCCAAGAATTCGCCAGGGTCGTTATTGAACTTTTTTCTGAGCGTGCTAGGCATCTCGTCAAAGAGTTCTTTAGATTTGGCGATATATTCTATCGCTTCATGGAAATCCATATCTGGAGCTTCCATGTATTCGCCCTGGTTTTCATTAACGAAGTTAACCAGGCCGGTTTTTTGGTATTTGGCCATAATCAGATTGATATCTGTATCTTTGGCCATTGATTGTTTTGTTAGACCAGGCCCCGTGTCAACTGTGGGCCGTGGGTGATCTGGAGGTGCTTTGAAGGTCATATTTATCTCCTAATTATTCCTTTTGCAGAGTTGCCAAAAGGGTTTAAACGGTTTAAGTATCGCATTACTTTACCAAATGTTGTTTGATCTATTTCGGCTTCGATTTTGGAACTGGCTACCGCCTGTTCCATTATCTTGTTTGTTTTTTCGATATTTTCAGTTTCTGCCTGTGATTTTGCAGAATTGAAATTATAGTTTCTTGCCTGGGCATGCAATGCTTCAGCTTGTGCCTGTGCAGTACGCATTTGTTGTGCAAGCAGGTCACCCGTTTTTGGTACGTTTTTTGTTTCCTCTTTTGTTTTTTCAGTACCGGCGAGCATTTGTCGCAGGCTGCCAGCAGAGTGTGCACCAGATGCAAAGGCTTCGCCAATATTAGGCACCTGGTAGCCTGCACCCTGCGGGGTTGACGCACCGCCAATTTTGGCGGCGAGTATAGGGTTGAGACCAGCTTTTTCTAGGTCTCTCATTCCACGTTGAAACGATGTATTCGACATTTCACGTTGAAATTTCATCTGCTGTTTAGCAGATGCCTGAGCCGCTTCACCTTGAAAATAGCCACCGAGGGCTTGTAGCCCACCAGTGACTAATGGTCCAGCTAGAGCTCCGGCAACAGATCCGAGTGCGCCAAACATCAGAAGTGATCAATCATGCCAGGTACACCGTAAAGCGGCATCGGTCGTACGCAGCGTAATTTGAAATATGAGTCGAATATGAAATCTGGCTCTGTACCACCAGCTGCGAGAACGCGCGAAAGTGGTGGATTTTCAGTTATGAATGAATCCGACAGCGTAGGCAGTGAACTGAAATCCTGTGACAAATGCCAGGAATCAAGTGTTCCAGTGTAGTTAGATCGAAACGCGCCGGTGATTATTGACGGTTTATATCTGTATTCGGCGTAGCGTTCCTGATAGCCGAATGTATCGTCATCATCCGTACCGCCACCGGTACCCTGGGCGTAGATTTCTTTATTGAGTACTGCCTGTTCGCCAATTTGAGCGAGTGAAGGCCAGTAGAAGTCATAGCGGGTTTGACGTGACCAGGCACGGTTAAGGCCCTGCTGATAGGTAAGATCAGCACGGACATTGGCGAAGCCTAGAATTATGCAATGCTCTGTGAATGATTTTGTAAAGCCATGACTGTTGATTGATGTTGTAGAGTACGCTCCCGGTTCGCCAATATTACCGTCATTAAGTACAGAACTTGGACTAAGCCAATTACTAGCCGTAGAAAATATTGGATTTATGTTTACAGGCGTACTACCACCGCCCAAATATTCGGGGCGTTGTAACCTAGCATCGGGTGACGTGACGCCGAAATGGCCCTTGACGATTTCAGTGTAACGGGTTCCCGAACGGGCATCTTTTTCTAAAAGTCTTTGTATTTGAAAGGCTTGGCGCAGTTGATTAATGGTTGCAGCTGTTGCAGTAGATAAATCCGCATAAAGCTGGTTTGCTTCTATACCTGCTGTTGCATTAGAAGCGACAAAACCAGTACCTGCTAGTTTTTCCCAAGCAGAGCTATCAGTGCTGTAGATAGATACGTCTGTTCCTGCACCAACTATATCATGAGCAACTGGTGCCGAAGTCCCTAACGGTAAGTCAACAGCATCGCCTTTTTGTGGCCAGGGTAGACACGAAGTAAAGTAGTCATGACGTTTACCACGCGATAAAAGCGTGTATTGCGATTCCAGGTCAGGTCCATCGTCGGTTTCGACTGTTAGAGAGTCCTGCAAGTTTTGATCGCGGAACCATTCATTCCAGATAAGGTTCATAGCGCGAAGTGGAAGTGCTGAGACTTCAAGTCCTGCTACTTTTGTAGGAATTCCCAAGTAATCATATACGGATTCTTGAATGAATCCGGTACCACCCGCAGTAATTGTTGGCACCAGGTAGTCTGTTGAATCGCCTGGGTCTGTTTGTTCACCCATAAATTTTTGAAAGTTTGCCCATACGAGCCTAAGCGGCACGGCAAAGAAGAAAGTATCCATGTATAAATTATCCATCACTGGATAAAGTGGTGTAGACATACGAGCGAAAGCGGACATATTAAGATTGAATGTATCGCCGGGTAATGCCTCGTCGAAATATATAGGTACTAGCTTGCCGGCATCGAATGCCGTTTTATGACCGCTTGAACGATCAAAGCTTGAGCGAGGTAAAGAAACAGAAGGAACCTTGCTAAATTGGTGTTTCATTACTGATTTCATTTCTGTATCTCCTTACCAGGGAAGAGTTCTTCAACGTTATCTTCCTGTTTAAATAATGCGGCAGCGCCCAGATCGTGCAGGTCGTTAGTTACTTCGCCGGTTGTGTTGTCGTATGTTCCCAATCTGTATAGATGAAAGTCAAGTGGATTTTTTGATATCTGTGATTCAGGGTCGCGCGCCATGTTTTGGAATGCGCGTATTGCTTCCGAGTTTGTTAGCATAAAGAACGGTTGATTGAATGCCTGCGTAGCTTTGTCGTGAATCGAAAAGACTTTTAATTCCATGTTTAGTATTCCTGTAGTGAGCGTTTTAAGAAACGTAGTTGTGCCTTCTTTACTTTTTCTTTTACAAGTAATCTTTCTGGTGTGTTGTCTTTGTTTCGCTTTGCTGCCTTTCGCCTTCGCTGCTTTTTTATTATATCTATATCTTGATATTGTTGATCGTAGTATTTTGGAGGTTGCATTTTTATACCTCGTTCGATGATGTAATCGTCGCGGTAAGTTTCTTTTCCGAATTTTTCATACCATCCCTGGCCAATACCTGGTCTGCGGGACATGGTGTTATATTCGGGTTCAATTTCAAAGTATTCTCCTGTAACCATATCAACCCGATGGTAAGGGCTAAGGCCAAACATACTATTAGCATTATCCTGATAACG